GGTAATTATCTGTTTCTTTTACTTTACCCAATCTAACTAAAGTATCATAGTTATTTTTGGTATAATCAAACATTGCTGTTTCTTGAACACTTGTACTAGCTAAAAAAGCGCTTTTAGATTTTATACCGCCTTTGTTTGTCCAATTTGAATCGGTATCTGCTATATCACTAGTGATAACTCCCCCGGTCGGTCTTCGTAAATATCCAAGATTAATTAGCGTGGATAGAGATAACTGATATTTTCCCAATTCTCCGCTATCACCTACTTTAGTGTAAACGCCCTCGGATAAAGTATCACCCAGTGCTTTAGTTAATTTTGTTAAATCTTGAGATTTTAAAGGTAATAAAGTTTTTGTGGCATCTAATTGTACTGCATCATTATTAATAGCATTGCCTAGTAGGTCATATGCTATATTATTTCTACTGTCTTTTAATGTATTTGTTGCAGTTTTTGCTTGAACCTGTTTTGCTTTTGTTTCTGCATTTGACGATGGTTTGCCTGCAATCGTTCCCATCATTACGGGTTGTTGAGCATCTTCACCATCTAAAAACCAACCCACAACCCATGAGCCAGTTACTATTCCTATTGGAGTTGTTCCCACTCCTGATGCTGCCGCAGAAGTTATTGGTTGTATTGGTATAGCCCATGGCAAATCTTTTGTGGGCAATATCGTTATATCATCAGTGTGATATCCAAATATTCTAACTCTGCAACGACCAAGTTTTTCGGGATCGTCTCTGCTCTCAACAACACCTGACCACCAAACCATTTCTTTCATTTCTGCACCTCTTTACTTAGAAAAGAATTTCTAGTAACATCCATTGTAATGTAATGTGTTTTAAGATTAATTTTGTGTGATAAATTTGTAATCAAATAGTAGCCTGAATATAAAGGATCATCTTCATATTGAATTTTATCTTCTTCAGTTAAGGCTCCGCCCTTTTTCTTTGGTATACTAACTTGTATAATATTACCTGCTTCTATATCTGTTCTTCCAGGTATTACCAGTTCCATTTTTAAATTATCTAGTTCTATCAAATTTGATCGTCTATTACCAAAGATATTTTTATATTTCACATCAAAATTTTCTGGATTATCATTGTATAATTTTGAATGACTAAAATTTATATCTACGTATGATAATGCGTTTCTTACAATTTCTGGATCAAATATTGGAGTAGATTTTGTACCATCCATATGATTATATTTTGAGAATTCTGTGCCGTGGTCGTAATCAACATTTGTAAATTTTTTATTATATAAATCCACATCTATTATTCTATTGGACAAATAACCAGACATAGTATTGTCTAACTGATCAAATGATTTACTAACACTTAAATTTTTAATTGCGTACATAGATTTATGTCGCTCATCGGTTGTAAGTGAATTAACATAAGACTGCGAGTAACTGTATTTACCTATACTTAACTCTTCAGGATTTTTAAATAAGGCGCCTATGTTACCAAAATAAAATGCTTTGGTTGTTTCCCAAAATAAGTAATTTGCTGGTCCATTATTCTTAGGAAAAGTTTTACTCGCAATCCAATTGATACACTCAACCGGCGTCCATCCTGGACTTACAAATTTAATAGAATTCGATGACTCACCAAATATTACCAATGGTGTTTTTACTTTGCCAACTTCTGAAGCATTTAACGAGACATTCCTATCAGCTTGCATATAATCTAGATATATTCTCGCAACTAATTCTTCAGGTGTGCCTTCAAACCCCCTAAAGATTGGATTGAGTATATCATTAAATGTTTCTATGGATGCAAAATTTAATTGATATACTAAAGTACTACCATCATTATAATATTTTTTGTCTTCTAATCCATATATTTTAAATGCTTTAGATATTGCATCGTTGTCGTCTAGACTAGGAGTTTTTACTGTTACAATTAAATATTCTTCACCCAACAAAGCAAATTCTTCTGCAAGATTTCTACTATCAGACAAAGTTAAAGTGCCAGTTAAGCCCGGTTCAAATATACTTTCGTAAAGGTTCAATTCAACTAAGTAATCTGTAAGGTTAACGTATTTGCCTTGTGTAATAGATACCAGAGCAAGATTTTGTATTACTACTTCACCGGGTGTTTGTAAAACTTCTTCAAGCATTATGTTTGTATTAATTTCTTATAGTTAGTTAAAACTTCTTGCACAATTTCCGGTTTTAGTATTTTAATATTTCTATAACTTTCATTTTTATTTTGTTCAATTTCAAAATTACTTTCAAATTGAACTATCGTATTTGAAGTTTGATATGCAATAGGTGTATTAATTGAATCGGGGTCGTTGTCTTCAAATAATATTCTAATGGGGTCTTTATGTGTAGATTCTTCACCAAGAATAAAAAATGTTTCTACCTGATATCCTTTTGCGTTTACCGCTCTGTTAATAGTAAAAACATTTTTATCGTCACCGTATTTGTCGGAAACAACTTTAAATAAATTCTCTTCAGAAATCGGCCACTCAAATCTAGGATCAATTACATTGTTAACCATTAATATTAACCAATGCAAATTTTGTGTGCCATAAAATCTATATGATATATCTTCAGGAGTTTCACCGTGAAGAGCTTCATAAGTTTCATAAAACGAAGAGTTCTCTTGATATTCTTTGGATATTATAACTCTTTTAAAAATGTCTACTACAACCTGTTCGCTGTCGTAATCATCTAGTGTATATGATATCTTTGGGAAGCTTTCGAAAAAATTAGTAGCCATTCTTTTTCAATCCCTCAGAAGTCATTTGTTCTAGTTCCCTAAATGTCAAATTAACACCCACTTCAACGGGAGAGCCATCTTCGAATGTTGCAAATTGATCTCCACCATAATCAACTGTCATATCTGTTAATGCACATTTGGCAAATTTATTAATATAATTATTTTCTTTGTCTTTAAAATAATATTGAATATCAAATTCCGATGGATAGATGTAAAATAATTTACCGCTAGTTAATTCGGGATGCATGTGTATTTTAAGCGTTTCAATTATTTTAAATACTTTTTGACTTTCGCTTTTATTCTTTGGGAAGAATTTATATCTAAAGTTAAAAGTTCTGTAATCTACAGATTCAAAAAGAACTTCTCTAAAAGGATTTGTTTTTGTTCTTGTAGATAATTCTCTTAAATCATTTAAAGTTCCGCCGGCACGGTTACCTAATTGTGGTAGTTTAACCAATTCGCTTAAAAATCTTGCTTGTATTTCTTTTGACATATTGCCAAGAGCACCTCTTGTTGCCGCAGCAGATCCTTCAATTAACATCCCCGTCAATGCACCCATATCCATTTCACCATAGTTTACACCATATTTTACAGATGGTCTGTCCTCAACGTGTAGCGTAATTACTTCTTTTAACCTCAATGTTGAGCCGGATGAGAATGGTTCATACTGCATTTTATCCAGAGCTTTATTAACAATTTTTGCAGTCGCAGCTGCACCTGTTGCTCTCAAAAGAGAATCCCGTATTTTAGATCTCATACCCAAACTAGCTAAAAATGTACCGGCAAAAGCAATACCTGCCGCATTGTCTTTTACTGTCGTTACTCCTGCTTGTGCTGCAACTTGGGTTATTCTGGAAGTATTTTCATTTAATATGTCAATTCTTTTTTGCTCTTCTGCACTTACAAGATGATTAGAATCTTTTGCTTTTTTCCCCTCAGTGCCTTTTTCCCGTACATTAATATAAAATGCAATATAATGTTGCAAATCGGGTTTTACTCGCAAACCCTCGGGGTATTCAAAGGTACCAATGTTGTACCCTCGTATTTGATCTTGATTCTGATATGGAGCCAATGCTGCTTTATCAGCTTCTGCTCGATAATCGGAAGCCGGGTTAAGTTTAGACATGTCTGTGGTGATAAATATTGTTAGAACATAATTATTTATATAGATGACGTATACCAAAACCTACAAGGGCAAATTTAGAGTCGATAATCCCGGCAAATATAAGGGCGATATAAGCAATATTGTTTATAGATCTCTATGGGAATTGCGATTTATGAAATGGTGCGATAAGAACCAATCTGTAGAAGAATGGGGTTCTGAGACTGTTATTGTACCCTACATATCCCCGATTGACAGAAAAGCCCATAGATATTTTGTAGATTTCTATGTTAAAGTTAGAAACAAAAATGGTGCTTTGCAGAAGTATCTAATCGAGATTAAACCTGAGAGGTTCACAAAACCCCCGGCAATACCGAAGAAAAAGACTAAAAGATTTATAGATGAAGTCTTTCAATATAGCGTAAATGACGCAAAATGGAAAGCTGCTTTTGAATTTTGTAAAGATAGAAACATGACTTTTATGATATTAACAGAAAAAGACCTAGGAATAATTAATGGCTGATAACATTTTTAAAACAGTTAATATGAAAGCTGGCGATGCCCAGAAATCATACACTTGGTATAGAAATCAGGTTAGAAATTTAGGTTCTGGCGTTTCAGGGTTGCAGTTAATACGTAACGAAACGTTAACTAATAGAATAAAACCTGGTGAAATGTACTTGTTTATGTATGATCCAAAGCATAAAGATACACTACCATACTATGATACTATGCCTTTGGTGCTTCCTTTTAAACAACTACCTGATGGATTTTTAGGTATTAATTTACACTATTTGCCTTATCTAGCTAGATTTAATTTATTGGGTGCGCTAAGTAGATTGGCAACAGATAAGAATATGGATGAAAAAACGCGAATACAAATTTCGTGGCAAATATTAAACAGTTCAACAAAATATCTAGCCGCAACTGCTTGTGTTAAGCATTACCTAAACGATCATTTAAGAACAAGATTTTTAAAAATAGATTATCGCGATTGGGTAACAGCAGCAATGTTACCAGTTGAAAACTTCAAGAAGGCAAAGAAAGAAGTTGTATGGCAAGAAACAAAAAACAAATTCAAGTGGTATTAAATGGCCAATTCTAATTTTTCCTTAAAACGATTTCAAGCAGAAGTAAGAACTAGAGGTCTTGCAAAGCAAAACAGGTTTGAAATACTGTTTCCTATACCTGCAGGTTTACAAGGAATATTTAAAGATATTCAAATTGTAAATATGTTCTGTGAATCTACAAGTTTACCGCCTCAAAATATTAGTGTTAAAACGCAAAGAATATATGGTCCCGTTTACCAGAGACCAGTAAGTGCAGATTACGGCGGTGAGGGTATAACCATGACCTTCTTATTAGATCAGCAAATGGATATCAAAGCATTATTTGACTCTTGGTTGGGAATCGTCGTTGATCCGAAACAATACTTTGTGCATTATCAAACCGATTATGTTGTACCTATTGAAATTAGACAACTTAACGAAAAAGATGAAGTAACATATTCTGTAGAGTTAGAAGATGCTTTTCCCAGAAACTATACGTTACTGGAATTGAATCAAAGCTCAACAAATAGTTTTCATAAACTAAGCGTCACCTTTGTTTATAGAAGATGGAAGCCCAAACATAGAATAACAGACAATATAAAATATGCGTCGGTATCAGAACAAGTTAATTCGGAATCTTTTATACCTGGAGTATCTAAAGAAAGATTGGCTGATATTGGCTTAGAAGTTCAACGAAACATACGCAACTTTCAAAACACGCAACCTAAATAATGATTTTAACCTGACAATATAATTGGAGAAATTATGGCATTACCTAAATTAGAAACCCCAACATATGAATTGATTTTACCTTCGACCGGAGAAAAAATTAAATATAGACCATTCTTAGTTAAAGAATATAAAATACTTCTAACGGCTTTGGAATCCGATGGCGAGGAGATACATAGGATTATAACAGAATTGGTTGATGTTTGTACATTCAATAAACTAAAGATGGATACAATGCCAAATTTTGATATTGAATTAATCTTCTTAAATTTGAGAGCTAAGTCTGTAGGGGAAAGTACTAATCTATCCTTACAATGTAATAATTGTGAAAACAAAATAAATTTTGAATTGGATATTACCAAGGCAGAAGTTAAAAAAGATCCTGCGCACACTACAAAGATATTAATATCTGATACCATTGGATTAGAAATGCGTTATCCAAAATTTGACGAAATGATTACAATATACCAGAATTTTAAATCTGAAAGTGTTGTTGAACTTCTTTGTTCTTGTATCAAGTCTGTTTATACCGACGAACAATTATATGATGATTATACCAAAG